TTAAAAGATCTAGATAAGTATATGTTTTTGGCAGAATGGACCATAGAGACACTCCGCCACTATAATTATAGAGCGTCCAAAGTTGTTTTGGAAGATTATTCATTTGGATCTACAGGCAGAGTTTTTCACATTGCGGAAAATGTTGGGATATTAAAATATACATTAAAAAAGAACGGTTTCCGCTATGAAATCGTTCCTCCAACAGTTCTTAAAAAGTTTGCTACAGGTAAGGGAAATTCTAATAAAGAAGCAATGTTAGAAGCATGGAAAACAGAACCGGACACTTTTGATTTAGTTCAAGAGACTGGTAACCCGGCTAGTGATATTGTTGATTCCTACTTCCTTTGTAAATATGGAGTTAATCAGTGAATATATTTACGTCTCGAGTATGTTCTGTAATTTTCTCGATTTGCTTTTCTAGTATCTCTCGCCTATTTGGCCAATATATGTATTCGTTGGTTGAAGACTTTGCCAAATTGTTCAACAGAGGAACAATCATATCTTCAACTGTTTTCATTTTTATTTCATACTCTTTGTTTAATTTGTCTTTATGTTTATCAATATCTTCATAATGATAATCCAACAAACTCCATATTTTATTCACTGTACCTTCAACTTCTTTTATTTGTCCAGCTTTAGCTTCTGCAACAGCAGCTTCTACTACTTTTGTTTCCGGTTCTTTAGCTGTGGCAGTAAAATCTGTTTCACTTACCGTACTAAAACCAAAATCATTTAATTCGTCCATATGTACCCTCAAGATTTAAAATTTACTAATATATTTAGGACAGACGAGACTAACATAGGTGACTGGTATAGTTCACCTGCTAGGTACTTTGATCTACCGGGTAATTCAAAAGATATCTGGAAATTAGACCATGGATATGAACCAGAGTATGAAAATGTCATTTATGGAGGTGGTGGACTCATAGGACAAATGAGACCTATGGGACATACTATAACAAATCAGAAAAATGGCAATTATAAAGTATTTGGATGGGGATTAGGAGAACACATTTATGTTAGTATGGATGAACAAACACAATCTATACCTCCAATAGATATATCATATCCTTTTTATATTAGAAAATTTGATCTATTAGGTATTAGGGATTGGTATCCTGGAATATATACTGCAGTACCCTCAGCTAGATGGGTTCCGTGTGCGAGTTGTATGCATGAAGCCTTTGATAAAGAATATGAAGTAAAAAATGATATTGTTTTCTTTACACATCAATCATTACCAATGTTTGTTATTCATATGATGCCTAAACAAACATGGGACTATCCACATATGAATAATGATAATAAACAAACATTTGAAGAAGTAATAGAATTTCTCGGAAGTGCAGATGTAGTTGTCACAAATTCATATCACGGTGCTTATTGGGCAACACTATTAGGAAAAGTTGTGGTTGCATTTCCATGGGCTTCTAAATTTCATGGATTGAAACATAAACCACTTCTTTGTCCGGCCCCTGATTGGTGGAAGACTTTAAACAATTCAGAACAACACCAGTATAACCACGCGCTTGAGGAATGTAGACAAGCAAATAGAGATTTTCATAAAGAAATGATAAATTATATTTTAAATGTACCACAAACATTAAAATTCGAGACAACATGAATTTAGATATTTACAAAGCAACAGATATTCCACAAAGACGTGAAGGTAATATTGCGAAAAGGTCTTTTGGTGGAACAGAATTAACGACATTAGAGTTATGGTCTCATTTACCGCAAAAATATAAGACAGACTATCAATGGGTGATATCAAGATTATATGATGATGATATGCAAACCGTTTTACCTAAAATATGGTGGTTTCATGATCTAGCAGGTGATCCATGTCATAAGCTTCTTGAGCATAATACTGGCCATGAGAATTTTGAAAAATTTATTTTTTCCAGTCATTGGCAAATGATGACCTTTATATCAAAATATAATTTGCCCACCACTAAATGTGAGGTAATGAAAACAGCGATCTTCCCTCACGAACAATATGAAAAGCCAAAAGATGATAAACTAAATTTAATATATTGTTCTACTCCTCAAAGAGGTCTACATATTTTATGCAATGCTTTACATGAACTCGAAAGGGATGATTGGCATTTACATGTTTATTCATCTTATAGTGTTTATGGGTGGAAAGAAAATGATCAACCTTATAAAGAGTTATTTGAACATATAGAAGGAAATCCTAATATGACTTTACACAATTCTGTTATTGGAAGACCTTTAAGAGAAGAATGGGAAGATATGCATATTTGGACTTATCCTTGTATTTGGGAAGAAACATCTTGTAGAACAGCTATGGAAGCTATGTCTGCAAGAACTGTTATGTTAACAAATAATTTAGGGGCTTTACCTGAAACATGTTCTGATCATGCAATTATGTATCCTTATGTTAAAGATGAAATTCAACATTGTTATAGGTTTGCAGATGAGTTAGATAAGTTGATGGATAATTATTGGGAATCTGAAACTCTAGATATAATTAATAGAGCGAAGAAACATGCCGACAAATATTATAGCTGGGAGTATAGGGCCCCTAAGTGGATTGAAATGTTGGAGTTAATGGAGATAGAAGATGACCTCGCTGAAACAGATTAGAGGAATAGCATTCTCGTGTTTTGATTTATTACACGCCGGACATATTACAATGTTAGCAGAAGCGAAACAACATTGTGATTATCTTATTGTTGGATTGCATACATCACCAGGACATAAAAAGAATGTAGTACAATCATGCTTTGAGCGATGGGTACAATTAAAAGGATGTAAGTATGTGGATGAGATTATCCCATATGAATCAGAAAAAGATCTTAAGAATATGCTCAAGACAATAACACCTCTTCATATGAGATTTTTAGGTGAAGAATATTTACGTGACAATTTGTTTATAACAGGGTATAATATATGTGAAGATAGAGATATTGAAATACATTATTGTCGAAGATATCATGATTATAGTTCAACTGAGTTAAAGGAGAGAATTGCTAGTTTGTCAAACACCTCTAAGAGTTAGTTTTATTGGTGGCGGAACAGATCTACCAGAATATTATAAAAACGCTGATAAACCAGGAAAAGTAATCAGCGCTGCAATAGACAAATATACATATGTTGTAGTAAATAAACTTTACAGGAAACAATGGGTTTGTAATTATTCTAAGAAAGAAATTTGCAATTCTATTGATGAAATCCAGCATGAATATATTCGTGAAGTACTTAAACATTTTAAGATAGATTTTGGTTTAGAGATTACAACTTTAGCAGATATACCTTCTGAAGGTTCAGGGCTTGCATCATCATCAAGTATCTTAGTAGGATTAATACATTCAATTGGAACATTGGTTAAAGCAGATTTAAACCATAACGATATAGCTCATCTAGCATGCCGTATTGAGATAGAAATATTAAAGAAGCCAATTGGCAAACAAGACCAGTTTGCTGTCAGTTACGGCGGTTTTAACACTCTTTCCTTTAGGAAATCTGGCAAGGTCACGGTTAATGAATTAGAAATCGATGAAAACTTTGAGGATATGTTCGTTTTAGTTAATACAGGTATTCACAGACAGTCATCAGATATTTTGACAGATCAGAGAAAAAATACCCAGAGAAAAGTTCAGAAATATGATCGAATGGCTGAATACGTTGAAGAGGGTTTAAGACAACTTAAGAAAAAAGAATATTTTGATTTTGGACTTACAATGCTTAATTCAATGAGAATAAAACAAGAATTAGCAAAGGGTATTATAAATGATAAAATAAATCTGTTGATTAATAGATCATTACATGATATAATAGGTTATAAAATTTGTGGTGCAGGTGGAGGAGGATATTTACTCTTTATGACAGAAAATCCTCAAGGCATACAATCAAAGTATGAAGACCTAGACACTTTCAGAATAAAGTTTGATAACCAAGGATCAAGAATAATATTAAATAATGAAAAGTAAAACTTGGAAACATTTTGCGGATGATGTAGATGGTATATGCCAAGCAGTACGTGCAGATCATATAAATCATCTTATAGAAGGTATTTGGGAGACTTACAAGTCCCAAAAACAATTTTTTATTTGTGGTAATGGTGGGAGTGCATTAAATGCAAGTCACTTTGCACAGGACTTATCAAAAGGGGTTATTGAAAATGGAAGTTCAAAACCTAGGATTAGGGCTATTTCTCTTAGTAACGACATCGGTTTCATTACTGCTACATCTAACGATGATAGCTATGATAACATATTTGTAAATCAGCTTATAACGCTCGCTAATGAAGGTGATTCATTATTTGTTATAAGTGGTAGTGGAAACTCAGAAAATGTTGTTAGAGCCGTTGATTACGCTGAATTAAACGGGATTAAGACGTATGGTATCTTAGGATATGATGGTGGTGTGTGTAAGTCTAAAGTCCAAAAGTTTATACATATTAACTATAATCATATGGAAAAGTGTGAAAGCGTAATGTCTATCATATTACATTACGTGATGTGTGAATTAAAAACAAGACATGAAAGTTATAGACTTACAGGAATTCAAGAAGAGTCGTAATCTTAAAAGGGCAACAGCAGAAACTGATGTGCCTTTAAAAGTGGATAGTTTTTACAAACATAAGGATTTACCATTATGGATTCATGTTATGGGACAAAGTATTCCTAGCTTATTTGGTGGAGGCCAAGTGATAATAGCGCAAGCGCATGATGGTAAGGTGTTATGTTTTGAATTCGGAGAAGAGTCGTTATGGGAACCTGTTTCATTTAACGTTTTTGATAGAATAGTAATGGAAACACAAAATAGTCAACCTGATCCTCCAGAAGCGAGTTAATATGGCATTTCAGAAAAGATCGCTCGAAGCGCAGCATATGGGTGAAGAACCAGATCCAAGGGATTGGATGGAATTAGAGGAAGATGTTCTAACAAATAAAATGTATGACGCATTTAGATGGTATTATAAATTCTATGACTTTAAAGAAACAATGGATTTTGTTTCTGAATACTATAAAAAGAATAAAGTTAAGACGACATCACCTAAAAAGATTAAACCAATAGATTTAGAAGCAGTAGGAATGCATGTTGGTTATATTGCGCGGTTAAAAACACGGGGTCTTGATCGGTGCCCAGAAAAACTTGAAACACTTTTTATTGAGAAACTTAAAAAGATTGAAGAAATTGCTAATAGAAGAAAAAATCAACAAGAAGTGGCACAGCCTAATAAAGTAAGACCAGATATTCAGCAAAGAATGCATGATATGGCAAAGAAGTTGGCATTTGATGTGGAAGAAGTTGTGGAACAACAAATTGATAGTGGATTTAAGGAAAAATTTAATTTTAAGACCTTTGTTAAACAAAATAAGATTTCTAAGCCTGTTGCAAAGCATTTAAAAGAAGAAATAAATTTAATGGCGGAGGAGATACGATTAGCAAAAGATGGAGATCCAGATCTTAAAGAGGCATATAGCCATTTAAATGGAATTATTAAAAACAGATTAATCAAATTTTATGATAATTTGATTGAAGAATGCGATAACATTCAAACGGTGAAAAAAGAAAGTAGTAAACCTGTTAAGTTAAATTGGTATAGAAGGAATAAAAACAAAAAGAAAAAGAAAAAATGATACTCGTTGATTATAATCAGATGATAATTGCTAATTTTATGATATTTCAAAAGCAATTTGAACCTGGAAAAGAAAATGATATGGTTCGCCATATGGTTATGAATAACATTAAGATGATTCGTAATCGTTTTTGTGACAAATATGGAAGTGACATGGTTTTCTGTTGCGATAATAAAAATAATTGGAGAAAAGATTATTTTCCATTATATAAGGCAAATCGTAAGAAAGCCAGAGAAGAAAATAAACAGAATATAGATTGGAAAGCTTTATTTGGAGTTATTGATGATATTCGTTCTGAATTAGAAGAATACATGCCTTATAGGGTTGTTACTATGGATGGATGTGAAGCAGATGATATTATAGGCGTTATATGTAAGAATTATAATACAGATCCTATTTTAATTGTTTCATCAGATAAAGATTTTATCCAACTACAAAAATATAAAAATATTTCACAATGGTCTCCTTTAACAAAGAAATTTTTAAATAACCCTAAACCTGAAGAACAGCTAAGGGCTTTAATTGTAAAAGGTGATCGTAGTGACGGAGTACCAAATATATTGTCAAATGATAATTGTTTGGTAGAAGGGTTACGTCAAAAACCACTTTCAAAGAAGAAAATTGAAAAATGGTTAAGTGGAAATCCAGAAGAATTGTTTGAAGGTGAGCTTTTACGCAATTATAAGAGGAATGAAACTCTTATAGATTTAGCGTGTATACCAGATTCAATTCAGATAAATATACAAACACGGTATGAAAGTGATCAGTACACCGGCCGTGATAAAATGCTTAATTATTTCATTAAGTATAGACTTAAAGAATTGACTGAATCCATTCAGGAGTTTTAGATTATGACACTTATAGAATTATTTAATTTGATTGATAAAGCAAAAAGTCAGAAAGAGAGGGGAGAATTACTAACACAAAATAAAAGTCACCATTTGGAGAACTTACTGTGGTACACGTTCCATCCAGATGTAAAATTTTTATTGCCTGAAGGTAATCCACCGTATCAAGCCCAAGCAGAAGATCCACAATCGACATTGTTATACGGACAGATTCGTAAATTGAGATATTTTGTGGAGGGCCCAGGCGGAACTGACTTTTGTGCTGGTAATAATATTAATCCTATAAAAAGAGAAACAATGTTCATCACTATGTTAGAAAGTGTGACACCAACTGAAGCTGAGTTCCTTATTAAAATGAGTAAGAAAGATCTCGGTATTCGTGGGTTGACTTATA